CTTATTGAAAGTAGACCAGAGAAGATGCTGTGGAATATTTGCGATAAACGCAATGTAGTTCATCTAAAGCTTCTTCGATTCCTAGGATTTAAGTTTCTTCGTGAAGTTACTTATGGTCCTAACAATTTAACCTTTATAGAATTTTGCCGTGTGCGAACCAATAGGATTAGGCCTTATGGCCGCCGGTCAAGCAGCTAGTGCCTTTGGTGGTCTTATGTCTGCACGTGATCAGAAGAAGGCGTCAGTAGAAAAATACAAAAGAGACCTTGCAATCCGACGTGTAAAATGGGATGGAGAACGTGGTCTTTATAGAACCCGTGTAGCTGAATACGAAACCGCAATTCAAGAAAACGGTTTGAAGGCTAGTCGAGCTTATGCCGACGAACAAAGTAGACTTAACGATCTATTTAACGAAGCTTCGGTAAAGGCACAAGAATCCTTTGCTCAACTTTCTGAAAAACAAAAATACTTTGGATCTGGTAAAACTGCTGATCGATTAGAAGCAAGAAACCTAGCCAAGTTTGGCAGGAATCAAGCTTTAACAGCATCTAATCTAGTCCGTGCTCGAGAAAGTTATCAAAGTAATGTAGAAAGTATACGAGAACGTTTGCGATCTACAAACCGTAATGCTTACTCTAAAGTTCAGTTCAAGCCTCAACCAGGTTTTGCACCTCTAAAACCAAATACTGATATGACTGCAGCTACTTTGCAGTTTGTTGGTGGTATTGCATCTGCAGCCTCTTCTGGGATTAATGCGTATAACAGTTTGAAAGCGCCTGATGTTGGTTCTTTTTATCAGCCAAATGTAGATTTTTCTTCCTCAATGGACTTCAGCTCCTATGGAAATGTTCCTAGTTCTTTTAGTTTTTATTAAGCGATGACTTCATCTTTTCAATCATTTAGTCGAGGAGGTCAATTTCAACCATCGCAAGTTGATCTAGGTTCACAACAACAGGAACGAGTTAATCAACAAAACGTTCAAGGTTTAGAACGTAACTCTCAAGCTCAGTATGATCTCGATACTCAATCAGCTAGGGAAACTGAAAAGGCTGCACAAGGTCTGGCTGAGTTTTCTACTTCACTTTCAGACATTCTCATTGAAAGGCAGAAGAAAGAAAACGAAAAGCTAATGCTGGAAGGTATGCGTGAGTACTGGTTAAATGGTGCTTCTGAAGAGGAACAAACTGCTTTCAAGGAAACAGAAGGTCAGCTCAATGAAGCACGTTCTGCTGCTGACCAAGCTGCAGGCGATTACGAAGCCGGTGGTGGTAATGCCTTTGTAGCAGAAGGTCTTCGCAACCTTTCAGGGTGGAAGGCGTATGGCTTTGCTAAGGCAATGCTTCAACAAGCTGGAACCAATTACGGCACGTACCAAGTACAACGTGGTGACGAGCTTGGTATTAACGATATCTCAGACCCTAGAGAACGAGCTGCTATCCAACAACAAATTAGAGAAGAGTATCTGAAAACCTTCGCGGAAATAAATCCGTTGTTGTTAGATAATTACTTGTTTCCTACAATGCGTAAGTTTGAAGAAGCAGATTCCTTAGCTTTTGCTAATCGTCAAGCTAAACAATTTGCAGCAAACAGACAGTTAGAACGTACTCATTCTATGGTTACGCTTTTTCAATCTACTGATCCTGATGCTACTGCTAACGGTATTTTAGAGTGGACACAAACTTATCTTGGTCAGTACAATGGAAATCGGAAGTTAGCACGAGCTGCGGCCTACCAAGAAATTTTAAAAGGTATTGATAATAAAACGATTTCTGGTACAGCTCTTTACAATGCATTAACTCAATCTAACATCGAACAATTTGATGGTAGTGGATTTAAATCCTTAGCAGAAATGTATCCAACTGAATTTGGTTCTTTAATAGATATTGCTGAGTCAGCTTATTCTCAAGATGTAAGACGTACAAGTGATTTTATACGTGCCCGTGAAACGGAACAAGTCAATACACTTATAGAGCAGTGGAACAATTCAGACAGAAGTGAAGCAACAAAGCGTAAGCTGCTAGAAAATGCTCCACAGTTTACGAATCCTGAGTCTTACCAAAAATTAAACAAGTTGGTTTCTAACGAAGATCACGAAGATACGCTTACGCTTCAACAAATTGAGGAGTACATGCAACTTGGGATTCATCCTCCTGATTTTTTAGTCGAGCGAATTAACGATAAGATTAAACATGCACGGTTTATTAAAGATATTGGCGAGAGTGAAGATGTACTTCCGCCTAAAGCTGTGCTTGAAAGCAACTTAAAAAAACTTGAGGCTCATATCAGAGGTATGGTCCGCAAATCAGATTTTGACGGTCCACAAACTCAGTTTGGTATCGACAAAACAAACGAGTATTATTTAGATCAATATCGTATTATTAAAGCCGAGAACCCTGGTATTGACTCTAAAGTTGCTGCTGAGCAAGCAATGGTTTTAGCTATCAATAAAGCAGAAGAAAATAAAAGAGGTTCCGCTTCATGGTTCAACCCCCCTTCTGGTTTTGAAAATAAAAATAGACCTGCTTTTGATCGAGTCAGTAAGGCGCTAGCCAATGGCACTGATGATTGGCGCGATGGTCTGGAAGGACTTGATAAACAAACAAAAGAACTTAATGATTCACTTAAAGCTAGGACAGGTATTCCCACTTTTTGGAATGACCTTTCTCGTTACCACGGTATTGACCGGTTTGAACTTATCAACGCCAACCTCAGGGCGTATGGATATGAGGAGTTCAAAGCACCCAAAGCATCCTTGATTGTTGCTGGGTTACCTCGTGATCAACAACATTTAATCAATTTCCAGAGTACTGGTTCTCGTGAAATGCGAGCTACGGTCAAAGAATCAAAATGGTTCTTAGATAAAGTCGCTCATGTTGAGTCCGAGGCTTATGGTGGCTACGACGCTTTTAACCTAGGTGGTTCCAATCGTGGTCGTACATCAATCGGTTCTGGTAACAGTCAAACAGACTTAGACAAACCAATCTCTACCATGACTGTTGGTGAGATTAAAGAACGACATGCGGCTGGAACTATCCATGCTGTTGGTCGTTATCAATTTACTAGATATGCATTTACTGATGTCATCAATAAACTTGGAATTAAAGATGACGTTGTGTTTGACGGACCTTTACAAGATCTCTTTGCACTGACTCGTGCAGTAATGAGAGTTCGTGAATGGAACCAAGGTACTGTTCTCGGTTTGTCAAATGAATGGGTTGGCCTTGAAAACTACGATGACGCTACTGTTCAACAAATGGTAGGCATTGCACAAAGGCTCCCAGTGTATATGCAGCTTCATACTCTTACTCCGGCTGCTGCTAAGGCACTGCCGCTAGTCAATAGAAACTAATTATGCAAGATCAAGTGATGTACGATCCCCTAATTAGGGATCAAGTCGAAGCAGACGGCTTTGCTGAAGATACGTCTATCCGATTAACTGATAAATACGAAGAACAACCTGAACAGCAATCTGAACAGCAAGCACGTAACGACGAAAACACACTTGATGGTCAGCCGGATCAATTCAATGATTTTGGTGATGTTGTTCGTGAAATTGTTACTGCAGGAGCTGCTGGTTTACAACAGACAGCCTCTGATGTAACCACTCTGCCTGAACGTGCCTTTGATATGGCTACAGGGGGAGATGTTGAAAACCCTGACTTCGATCCCTTTGGTGCTTTTACTAACCCCATTGAAACTCGTACTTGGTGGGGAGGGGTTCTCAAGACTCTGGTGAACTATGGCACCTTGGCATTTGTTCCCGTTCCCGGTGCACGCATCGGTAAGGTGGCTGGTGCTACAACTAAACTTGGATCACTCGGTCGAAGTGCACTCGTAGGTGCAAAGGTTGACCTAATTGCTTCAGGTTCACAGGAGGGAAATGCTCTTCAAATTATTGCTGAACGTACTGGTATTGATATACCTCTAGCTACCAAAGATACTGATCACCCTGCATTGAAGACGCTCAAAAATGTCGTTGAAGGTATGGGTATTGGAGCCATTATGGATGGTGTTTTTCTTGCCATTAAAGGTGCTGGCGGATCTGCTGATGTTGTTTCACGTCAAGAGGCATCAAAAGCAAGGCATGACACCATGTCTGTTAAACAAGTTCAGGACAACCCTGAAGCTTTTGGAGGCTACAAAAACAAACCTGTAGCTGATATTCATCAAGGTAACGTCCGTTCTGGTGGTACCGCTGATGGTGTTTATCGACAACAACAACGTATTCGTCACGAGAAGAGCGCTGAGCGTGGGTCTACTGACTCTCTTGTGACTGAGATTGAAGCTGAACGTATTGCTCGTGGTAATCCTGATGTAAGTGATGAAGTCACTACACGGCTAATGAAAGAATTTGCTTCTTCTAGCTATGTAACTAGAGAGGTAGCAGCAGCTCGTAAAGCTGGTGTTCCTTTACATGAGGTTTGGCAAGACTCTATGAAGAGTATGCAAGAAATGTTAGACGGTAGAAATGCAACTGACATTACTCCGCGTGAATGGGCTGATGATTTTTATAGCCAGGGTATTAAAAGAAAAATCAAACTTGAGGACGGTAGCTTTGAAGAAATTGAGGTGATGAACCCTAATGCTATTGCTGCTGCTGATCTCATTAAAGGATCCTTGCTTAAAGAGATTCGTGACCTTGGTATTTCCGGACGTGAACTCCAAGATTTTTATGACCTTGGTGATGTAGATGGTCCTGGTCAAGCTTTGTTTGACAAGTTTGCTGCCTTGACTGTTATGACTAAAAAGTCACGATACTTTGCCGGTTATGACCTTCGTTCTGTCGGAGGTTTGGACGTTCCCAAAAAGGCTGATTTTGAAAAGGAAGTCGCTAAAGAAGTTCAGGAATCAATCGATGCTTTCCGTACTGCTTATGACATGGCTGGCGAAAGTGGTGACAATGAACTTTTTAAAAGCTATATGGAAACGGCTTCCATGATGGAAGATGCACGTAATTTAGATGATTTAGATTCCTTCTTACGTAAAAAAATGCGTGGCGGTGAGTTCAACGGTCGCAAACAAACTGGTGAACTTGTTAAGGAACTTGAAGGTGTAATGATTCACAGCGTTCTTAGTGGTCCTAAAACCCCAGTGAGAGCCATTATGGGAACTGCTTCTGCGGCTTATCTGAGGCCATTTGCCACAGCTTTGGGTGCCACTTTAACTGGTGATGTTGTTACTCGTAAGGCATCTTTGGCAGCTTTAAACGGCATGGTCGAGATGATACCTGAGGCTTTTACTCTTTTCCGTAAACGTCTTAATGGATATTTCTCTGGTGATATGGCTACTGTTCAATCTCGGTATGCCGAGGTTACTAGGCAAGACTCACAGTGGCAGATGTACGGCGATTGGGCTGAGAAACGTGGCACCGATGCTGATAAAGCAGTTTTCCGTTTTGCAAATATGGCTCGCGGCATAAACGACAGCAACCTGTTCACGTTTTCCACCAAGATCATGGCTGCAACTGATGACACCTTTGGTCATATTCTTGCTCGTGGAAAGATGCGTGAACGTGCTATGCGTGAATCTCTTGACATGGCAAGTAAAGGTGATGTTACTGAAATTACTCCTGCTATCTTAAAAAGAGCAGAAGATAAATTCTACTCCCAGATACTTGATGCTGACGGTAATATTGTTGACGATGCTGTTAAGTTTGCCAAGCGTGAAGCAACGCTCACTCAAGATCTTGAAGGTTTTTCTAAGGGACTAGAGAACTTGTTTAACCAGAACCCATGGGCCAAACCGTTTTTCCTGTTTGCACGTACTGGTGTTAACGGTCTACAACTGACTGCCAAATACACACCTGGATTTAATCGTTTGGTTAAAGAGCACAATGTTATTGCACGTGCTACTGCAGAAGATGTTACTTCTGGAAATCTAACTAAGTATGGCATCAATACCTTTGAAGAGTTGCAGAATGCTAAGGCACTTCAGAAAGGTCGGATGGCAATTGGTTCTTCAGTAATCACCATGGCCTCCATGATGTGGATGTCTGGCAACATGTCTGGTGATGGTCCTACTGATCGTCAGATGCGTCAGTCCTGGGTTGATGCTGGCTGGCGTCCACGTACTTTTACTGTTGGTGGCGTTGAAGTTGGTTATGAAAGTTTTGAACCATTCAACCAAATTATGGCAACAGTTTCCAATATTGGAGACCATAGCTTACTTATGGGAGAGGAGTGGACTGAAGACCAATTACTAAAGGTGGCTATGGTTGTAGCTCAAAGTGCTGCAAGTAAAAGCTACTTAACTGGCCTTCAACAGTTCGTAGACCTGTTTTCACCTGGTCAACAAGGTGGTCATAACAGGATCATTGCAAGCTTGATGAACAATACTGTTCCCCTATCTTCAATGAGAAATGAATTGGGTAAATTGTTTAATCCATATATGAAAGAATTGAATTCTGGTATTACAGATTCTATTCGTAACCGAAATCAAATTAGTGAAGGTTTGAGCGGTCAACCGTTACCTGTCAAGTATGACATGCTCAACGGCAAGCCAATTAATGATTTTAACTTTATTAATCGTGCTTGGAATATGTTTTCGCCTATCCAATTTAATTTAGACCAGGGTCCTGGTCGTAAGCTGCTTTTTCGCAGTGGTTATGACGCACGGCTTTCTGTTTACTACGCACCTGATAACACTGATCTTTCTGAACTGCCTGGAGTTCGATCTAAATTCATGAAAGCTATTGGTGATCAAAATCTAGAGGCTGAACTCAACCGTCTTTCGACTGAACCGCGTATTCAGGCAAGTATTCGAAAAATGGAACGTGATCGTAATAATGGTGCACGTGATAATGATCCTATGAAGTCCTACTATCACACACAGGAAATTCGTAATTTATTTAATGCAGCTAGAAAACGAGCTTGGTTTTTAATTATGAATGAACCTGATGTTCGGGCTGCTATTAATGAATCTCAAACTAAGCGTCAGTCTGCTTTTGATTCAAAGATGGAATCTACCTACGGACAAATTGATCCAGTCCTGAACATACCTAAGTAATGGCAACTACACTAACAACTGAACATTCTTATACAGGTAATGGCTCCACTACTAATTACTCTGTCACATTTACATATTTAAAAGAAGCAGATGTCAAGGTAACACTTGATCATGTTGCTACAACTGCATATACGTTTGCTAACGCTTCAACCATTTCATTCACTACTGCTCCTGCTAATGGAGTTGGTATCCGTATCTTCCGTGATACTGATGTAGATGCAGCCCGATTTGTCTTTTCTTCGGGCTCTGCTCTTAAGGCTGGTGAGTTAAATGAAAACCTAGATCAGCTTCTGTATGCTGATCAAGAAAAGGCTAGAACTGACAACATTGCTGACGAAGCTGTTACTACAGCTAAGCTTCGTGATGATGCTGTAACTACTGCAAAACTTGCAAACCTTTCCGTTGCTACCGCTCAGTTAGTAGATAGCAGTGTAACAACTGCAAAGATTGCTGACGACGCTGTTACTCCTGCCAAACTTTCAGACACGGCTGTTACTGCTGGTATCTACACCGCTGTTGACATTACTGTTGATGCACAAGGCCGGGTTACTGCAGCATCTAGTGGTGCTATTGATACTTCTGAAATCACTGATGCTGCTGTTACTACAGCAAAGATTGCTGATGCAAACGTTACCACCGCAAAGGTGGCTAACTCTGCGGTAACTACCGCAAAGATTGCTAATGATGCTGTAACTGTTGACAAGATCAACGACGGTGAAATCACAGTTGCTAAGTTAAATGCTTCTGCTGTTGTAAATAACAGTGAGCAGATAGGAAGTACACCTAACGACACGTCGTTCTTTACTACCTCTGCAAGTGACGGGCGATACTTTCGTCAAGACAGTACTGAGACAATATCATCAGGAGTTGCATGGACAGGCAATGACACAAAAGTAGCCACAACGGGAGCTATTGATGCACGTATCATTAACCTCGTTGAGGAAGTTGGTGGATTTGTTCCTATTGCTAATGAAACAAGTTTCCCGGCTGCTAACCCTGACCTTAATAACGGTACAGGTACTATTGTCAGCATTTCGTCTATTAGTGTATCTCGTACTCCTAGCGCGGGCACAGTCACGATTGCCAACGGTGCAGGGACAGGAAACACGGTAACAATTAATGGTATTGGTACTCAAGAATTAACTGCTGGTTTTGGTGTGTTAGTTGAAACAACAACGACACTTCATACTTACACGTTTCACCGTTTGACACCTCCTGCAACTAACGTAAACACAGTTGCATCCAATATCGGAAATGTTAATACAGTAGCTGGTAACAATGCAAACATCACAACCGTTGCTGGTATCAGTTCTGACGTCACTACAGTTGCTTCTAACAATACTGACGTTACAACCGTCAGCAGTAACGTTGCCAACGTAAACACTGCTGCTGGAAGCATTGCTAATATTAATACTGTCGCCAATGATCTTAACGAAGCTACTTCTGAGATCGATACTGTTGCAACTAACATTGCGAATGTGAATAACGTAGGCAATGATATTGCAAACGTAAATACAGTTGCGACTAACATCAATAGTGTTAATAGCTTTTCAGAAGTATATCGAATAGCATCTTCTGATCCAACTTCAAGCCTTAATGTTGGTGACCTTGTTTTTAACACAGCTAATAATTCCTTACGTGTTTACAATGGATCTGCGTGGCAAGATGGTATAGCAGCAACTAGCGATTTGTTGTCAAAGAGTGGTGATGAGATGACTGGTGATCTCAGTATCCCAGATAAACTCATTCATAGTGGTGATCCTAATACATCAATTAGATTCCCGTCAAATGATACAGTTTCTGTAGAGACTTCGGGTAGTGAGCGCCTCAGAATCGACAGCTCGGGCAACTTGGGCGTGGGTACCTCGTCGCCATCAGCGAAGTTTGAAATCCTACATAATTCCAGCACTGCATTTGATTCTTCTGATGACGGCGCTCAAAGGTCTGGAACAGCTAGTTTGTCTATTACCAATCATGATGGTTCAAATAATAGCTTTAGCCAGTTAGTATTCGACACTGCAAATAGTGGTCAGTCCATTGCACGGATTGCTGCTATTCGGACAGGTAATGGTTCCAATGACATGGCTTTTGTTGTTGAAGGCAGCAACACAAAGCGTGAAGCAATGCGAATCGACAGCTCGGGCAATGTTGGGATTGGAACAACGTCGCCTGCAAGTTCTTTGTCGGTGGCAGGAAGTATGGTTGGGACGCCAAGTATAGACGGCGTTCACCTCGGATTGGCTAGTAATTATGCAGTAATGCAGCTTAGTGCAAACACTGGTGGCTTTATTGATTTTGCTGAACCAGGTGTTGATTACGCTGGTCGAATTATTTATACGCATTCAACAGATGCAATGCAGCTTTACACTGCTGGCAGCGAGCGCCTAAGAATCGACAGCTCGGGCAACGTTGGCATTGGAACAACGTCGCCTGGCGCAAATATTCACCTGGCCAATGCTTTGTCGCCTACTATTTATATTCAAAGCGAATCTGCTACTGACAATAGCTTTGGAGAGTTGAGATTTGGCAATGGCACAGGAGCTACTTCAGCTCTTAGCTCGCTAAAGTCATATAGATCAAGCTCTGCCAGTGCTGCAACAAATTTAACCTTTGAAACTACCAACTCAAGTGGCACAAAGATCGAGGCGCTGAGAATTGATTCTGCACAGCGCGTAGGGATTGGCACATCGTCGCCTGGGGCAAATTTACATGTTTCTAGCAGTAGTGACACTATTGCCCGCATCACTTCTGCTGATGGCAGCGGCGCATTTTTAGACTTAGGTGATGCTTCTGATCCTGATGGTGGTCGTATTGTTTATGACAGCGGCAGCAACTTAGCTCTCTACACAGCATCATCAGAACGCCTCAGAATCGACAGCTCGGGAAATGTTGGTATTGGAACGACGTCGCCTTCTAAAAGATTAGAAGTCGCAAATTCAACTGATACACGAATTAGATCTACTTTTACCAATTCTGGCGGTGCTCGTGATGCCGGTTTTGATGTTTACGGCGATGGAGGAATAAAAACGTCTCTGACGTATGCAGGCCATCAAGGGGTTACTCATCTTGAATATGGCGAAAATGGAATTGCCTTCGATCGAGGCGGTTCTGAGAAAATGCGAATCGACAGCTCGGGCAACGTATTTATCGGTGGCACGTCTGCTGCAACTGCAGATA